TGCCGTTGCCGGTCACATGCAGGTACACGGTTCGGTTGCTTTCGTCGGCGGCCACCACGATTTGTGGGGTGGTTGTGACGGTGAAATTGGTGCTGATCATTCTTTTGCTTTCAGTATTGGGTCAACGGGTACGCCTGCTTTAGCGGCCATGCCGTTGCCAATGGCGTAACCAACAATCATGGTGAAGATGGGAATACCGGCTTCGGTGGTGATGGCTTTAATGGCCATAAGGCCGCTGATGAGAATAAGCGCGACCAAGGCAATTAGGGCTTTGGGTGGGTTAGCAAGTGCCATTAGTCGTTCCTGTAACCATAAATGCTGATTTTCCCGGTAAATGTCCCGGCCGCAGGGTAAATGGAAATGCCTGTATGCGCGACCGGGTTGACGTATGCGCCTTGGTTCCAGACTGATAACGGCGTGTTGTTTTCGTAACTTTGCAAATTGTAATTAGTTCTAAACGACGATGATTGAGGCGTGTAGACATCCATTGAGAACGAAGTTATTGCGCTTGCAGTATTGCTGGCGTTACAAATGAAATCAGATGTTTGGCCGCTTTGGCTTAAATCAAATACTCCAGTTGTGTAGTAAAAACCGCGGCGCCAATAATAGGCGCCTGTATCGTCTCCTGATGACGTGCGCCATCTAAAATTAACTGAAATACCGTTGTTACTTGACGAAAACCGACCGACAATTCTGTAATTCTCAAAATCGCTGGTGAAACAGTTGTCAATGTTTAAGTCACTTGTGGCTGTGAAAGTTTGAGTTGTTACCAGCCACATTCCGACGTCGTTCATTTGGGCGGCGGTCAATACCGCGCCTGCGCTGAATACTGGTGGTGTTGCCATGTGTGTCTCCTAGCCGATGCCTAGTGTATTCGTGTCCAAAATGCCAAAAGTGGTGCTATCCAAAACTAATGGCACCCCAATCGCAGGGCTGAAATAAAACGTATATGTTGCCTGCTCAAGGTCTTGAGACACATTAAAACCCTCGAGGATGACGCTATAGGTGGTGCCTCTGAACGTGACCGTAACCAGGCTGCCAATAACCTTGCTGTCCTGCTGGTTGCCAAGCACCGTGTCAAGATCAACGCTTCCAACCAAACTGCTGTTAGTAACCAGACGGTAAGGCCGCGTTGCTGACTGGCTAAGGCTTGCCAGGTAAATGCCTGCGCAGTCTGTTGCTTGACCGGATAATTGCAGGTTGCTTGTGGTGCTGTATGTGGTGTACGGGGCGGCGCCGGTCGTGGCACTGTCTGGGCCGCTGCCATTGTTGTAAGAAACCGTCACCTGGGTGTAGCTGTTGTCGATGGTTGATAGGAACTCAATTTGGTTGTAAAAGTAGGTGTTCGTCGCTGATGATTGGCTGCCAGTATCCGTAAAATTGAGGTAGTTAAGCGAGGCCTTAAAACCATTAGTTGCGTACCAAAGAGTAGGACTGGCGGTAGTCATGCCTTCTTGGAGATAACCGACGCTGCTGATCATGACGCTGTTAATGAAATCCAAGAACAGGCCTGTGTATGTTTCGCCCTGTTGTTTGAGCGTCGCGTCGATTGACTGGTCAAACCAAATGTTTGTGATGCCGGTGCTTAGGTTGGTGTTTAACGTGCTGATGCCGTTCGATAGGGGACTGCCCGCTGTGATGCTGACACCTGATGCTCGAGCGCGACCTGCCCGCGATTTACCCCACGATTCAGCTGTGACAATCACGCGGTCAGCTGGTGCGGCACCAGTGCCAGCGTTGTAAGGAATGCCGTAGGTGCGTTGCACATCGGTAACGGGGCCGTAAAACGCCTGGTTTGATGCGCCGGTGACGGTCAGTTTGACAAATGACCCAATGGTGGGCGCCGTGAATGTGCTTGACGGGATTAGTTCGATTTGGCAAATGTCTGGCACCCAACGGTCAGTGATTTTCTGCCTGCCAATGCGCACATTGACGTTAATTACTTGGCTTGTGACGTCGGTGCTGCCGAATGTGACGGTGAATTGACCTGTGTACGATGCGGGCATGGCTATGGGGCTACGGTGCGAATGGGGATGTTGCCGTAACGGTTCATGTAGCGGCGCAACGCGTTGACAACGGCTTCAGGGTCGCCACCATTGACGTTGATAGTGACGTTGCCCATGGCACCGGCTCGATCTAGTGGCACAACCGCTTCAGGGCCAGCCTCACCAATAATGGCCAGTGTGGGGCCGGTCACAATGCCGCCGTCAGCGAGTTTGGGGATATTCGGCACCGCAAAACCTTTGCCGCCAACGCCTGGCACCCATGACGGAATGGTGAACGACAATTTGCCGATGGTGTTATTCCACAGGTCAGCGATGCCGTTGAAAATCATTTTGTAGAAGCCCAACACGCCTGTGAAGTAGCCCTTAACCAGCTCGAAACCAATCTTGAAGCCGTCGAAAATGACGTCAACTACTTTGCGGAAACCGTCGAATTTTTTGTACGCCACAACGAGCGCCGCACCAAGCGCCGCAATGCCGATGGCAATCAGGGTGACAGGGTTGGCGGTCATGGCGAAATTGAGCGCGACAATGCCAGCGGTTAGTGCGCCGACAGCGATAACAACCTTTTTAAGCATGTCAGGATTAGCCATGGCCCACTCGGCAAACTTTTGCAGGTATGGCAACGCGGCCTGCACAACAGGCAGAAATGCGGCGCCTAGGCTTTCTTGGGCTTCGCCAAGGCTGATTGACAGACGCTTCATGCCGCCCTCGGCGGTGTTGGCCGCCGTTTCAGCCATGCCGCCAAACGCTTCCTCAAGGTCAATGGCGTAGTCAAGGCCAGCAACGTTTAGTTCATTGACTATGCCTTGGGCTTTTGCGACTTTTTCTTGGGCTTTTGCCAAATCGGCTAATGCTTCTTTTTGTGGGGTAATGCCATCGGTCATGGCTTCTTGCGCATGCATCAGCTCGTTCTGGGCTTTAAGCAGTTTCTTGTTTTCTTTCGCCAGTTCGTTCAGTTGTTCGGCGTTTTCGCCCATCGGGATGCCGAGTTTTTTGAGCGCCGTGTATTGCCCGTTTTCGGCTTTGCCCAGGGCAACGGTCACACTTTCCAGGTCTTTTCCTGTCGCCGCCGAAATGTCCATAGCAACGGCTAGCAACTTGTTAGCTCGATCTAGGTCGCGCGTGTTTCGTGCCAAGTTTGCGTAGGCAGGGCGTAACTCATCGTCAGCCACTGCGGCCTGTATAGACATTTTGCCAATCAGTTCTTCGACCTGTTTGATTTGGGCTGCACCGGCGCCTGTACTGTTCTCAAGTTGTCGCGCCAATTTGGCCTGTGCGGCTGCGTCGTCAATAGCCGCATTAACGGACACGCCCACAGCTGCAGCCAAACCAGCAAACGCAGCGGCTGCCGGTACGGCTGCCTTTTTAATGGCGAATTGCGCTTTTTCGCCTGCGGTTTCCAAATCCTTGAATTGTTGAACGGCTTTCTGTACGCCTTTGCCGTCAAACTCGCTAATAATGGGGATTGAGATAGCCATTAGCCAAGTTCCTGTTCTACTTGCCGTGATGCGGCCAACACGGTGTCGCGCATACGGCTAGTCACTTCGGCGCTGTTGCGTTCATACGTCGGCCATAACACGCGTTGCGCACGACCGAAACGCGCTTCAAGGTTGTTAATAAATGCGCGGCCTTTGGGGTTGGTGCCTTTTTTGCCTGCCAGTTCATAAATGCTGGCCGCCGCGTCTTTCTGTTGAATGCGGATAACGGACACGGCGCGTTTGCTGGTGTCGATTTTGACTTGCACACCTGATCGAGCTTTGGATGCCGACCAGGGTAGTAGTTGGCGGCTACCGGCTGACCAGATGCGCGACATACCCGACAGCGGCATGTCAGGGTAAGCGCCTCGAGCAGCGTCAACCACGGGCGCGGCAATGGTTTTGACGTCACGGTTAAATTGCTTGCGCAGTTCAGGGTCAATTTTGCGCAAACCTTTGACGGCTTCTTTGGCGCCCACCACCTCGGTTTTGACTGTGGCTGTCATAGGCGCCGCCGTTGCTCTTTCATGACGGTGGCCACGGTGGCCAAGTCTGCTGTGGTGAATTCTACTTCAGGCGGCCACCAGCCGGTTGTTACTAACAGTTCTGCTAGTTGTCGCCGGTAGGTGCCGCTTCGGTAGGGTTTTCAGGCTCTTGATCGACGACTTCGATGTTGTGCAGCTTTTTGATGAAATCGTCAAACGCGGCAGGCACCACGATGTTATGCGTTTTGCAGGCTTCATACGCCAGGTAAGCCAAGTCCTCAACACCGATGCCTTGGGCTAGGTCGCTTGCTTTGCGCCTGAATTTGCGTTCCCATTGGGTAATAACCCAAAGGTTTGTGCTGACCTGGTGCGTTTCGGTGCCAAGGTCGATGCGGATGGTTATTTGCATTGTCGGGACTCCTATGTCTAGACGGTTGTATCGACTGAGTATGTGCCGCCCACGAAGGTCACGTCAACGGAGGACAGTTCGCCCATGGTGGCGTTGATGACGGGCAGTTCAGCAAGAAACGCGCCGGTGAGGACAAAGCCTGGGTTGGTAGCGCTGTCCGGCGGTGCTGCTGGT